CTTCTCCACCCCAAGTTCCAAGTGACCAACCAAAACCTTTTGCTTGCACCGCTGGACCTACAGGATAGTAATGTTGTACCCTGACACCACCTGATGTCGTTGCACCAGATCCTGATTCGTTTGATGGCATGGTGACTGTAAGAGTTGTGGCTGATGGTACGCTTGTTACCATAAATTTTTTATCATCAAAATCAGATGAACTAAAATTAGAATTAGTTATAGATGAAAAGTTATCTAATAAAACAATATCATTTGCCACTATACCATGAGACGTAGAAAAAGTTATAGTTACAACAGCTGATCCGTTAGTCGTACTGAATGCGTTAGATAAAGTTGTTGTAGTTTTAATGGGGTGTATATCATAGAATACACCACCTGAATATGCGTATAATATTCTGTTTGTCCCTATAATAGAATATTTAATAGAAGTAGAACTAACAAAATGATGTAGTCCTCTACCTGCTCCGGTCAAGTCATTTGAACCACCTAATTGTTTCCAACCACCTATTTTTTCAGGTGTGCCATATCTAAAACGAACATTATCACAATCAATCCACTGACCTTCTGCTCCGGTCGGTGTAAGTTGTTTGTTTATACCTGGTTGAAATCCTATTTTTTGTAACATGTCTACCTCGCATTTGTTGGAACACCAGAAGAATTTACCTGTGGAGATTCTGCAAAAGCCATATAAACATAAGTGTCACCTGATTTATTTACACCTTTATCAGAATCGAGTGCTTTAAATCCATTTGATAAAATTCTTAGCCTATTAACTGTGGATTCTCCTTGAGTTATATCACCAAACATTAATTCATTATCATCGTTAAAACCTTGTCTTTTATTATCATGTACAAACCAACTATCTGCTGTGGTTATATTTTTGTAAAGTACGAATGCAGGTCTAAAGCCCGTAAAAACTGCAGGGCCATCAGAGCTTCCATTACCAACATATTTTCCAAATTTAGAGTAGCCCTTAACATCTGCGAACGCATAAAATACAAAATTTTCACTACCTTGATTGACTTCTCCACTTCCAGCAGATGCAAAAACTGAACTTGTTGGAGCTGTGTTATTAAAAGTTGCAGTATCAGTTTGTTCTACAACATTTTCATTAAATTTTAAATATTTGTTATTTCCTGTTAAATCTCTATGATAAACTGCCCAATCTCTTGTTCCACTACTTCTGTTCTTAATTATAATTATTCCAGGAGCTGCACCTAATCCATGACCTATTGTTGCTGCAGAAGAAGTCCCTGTATAAGTTCCTATTGAAAATTTTGCTGTGCTATTATTAGATACAGAAGTTGTTGTGCTTCCATCAGTATTATTAGAAGCTGAGCCACCAGCTTTCCAATTCCATGCTACGTAAGTAACACTATTACTATTTAGTTCTGCTTGGCTACCCATACTAAACCCATTTGAATCAAATGAACTTATAGCATCTGTTCTTGTAAGTTCAGCATCCTTTGTATTACTTCTTAATTGTTTTTGACCACCTCTTACAGAATCAATAACTGCACTGTTATCTGATTGACTTCTTGCTTTAGACCACACCCAATCAGGTTGCATATTTTCACTACCATCAAAAGTAATTGATTGTGTACTGCTATTTCCAGTATATAACTTTGTCTGAAAATAAAGTTCCGGGTTATCAACAGTTGTATAGGCCATTATCCACTCTCCGCTAAGTTCTTGCTACACCAAGCTAAATATCCTGCTGGAACTGCATGTTCAAAATTTCCAAATCCATTAGAATCACTATTTCCTGATGTTATTGAAAATGGTGGGTTACCAAAATTAAAAAGCATTTCAGAATCAGCGCTTCCGGTTGGTTTAGACAGCCCTGTGTAGGCAGTCATTGGGGAGCCATCCATAATATTTGTGTTTGTTGTTATTGCACCCGTTTTACTAGATCCACTTGTGGGATCGCCACCACTTGACCCAGTTCGAGTTAAAAATGTTCCATCTCTTCCAATATAAATAGCTTTATTATCTAAATCCATAGCAAATTGAACTATATTTCCATCAGCAAAATCACCTGATGAAGTATATTCAACCATTACTCCTTGTGCATCACCCTCAAAATGTTTTGCACTTTTGCAACTTGTTGTACATCCTGCTAAGACTTGTGAAGGCGTATTTATAGCACCTGTATAAGTGCTATTATTTAATTGTGTTTGGTAATTCATTATTCCAACTCTTGAGCCATCACCGGGTGCTGCAGTATTTATTTTTACTTCAAAATACCACTTACCAGAATTTGTAGGCATAATTGAAGTACCATGTAAACCTAATTGTCCAGAAGATGCATGAGTTTTTAAATTACCTTCCGTTACAGTAAAATTAGAGTAAGTGTGATTTTCTGCTGTAAAAGTAGCAAAATTATTTGTGCAGGTATCTGTACATTGGTCTATTGCTGCTAGATTAGATTCTGTTAAATCTGTTCCACCATTTGCATCATTACCAAGATTACTACTATCTTTAAAATCTAAATAAAAACCATTATTACCAAAAGTTAAAGTTGATGGATTTTTAGGTTTCCATATTCTTGGACTATCAGAATCAAACTCTCCAAAGTCTGTTGGTGCTAATTGTAAGCCATCAATAAATACTACTTCAGCTAAATATCCATCAAAATATCTATGTGTTCCACTTGTACCAGTATATCTACCAACATCTATATTACAACTTGTTGATAAAAAAGTTTCATCAGCACCAGCATTTGTATCTGTACCAAATGATGTAATTTCAGTGCCATTGACATAAATTCTATTTCTATTTGCAGCTGTTCCTTGTGTTGAATCTACTGCTAACATCACGTGATACCAAGAAGAAGTATCTCTAAAGACAGCAGTTGAAACTTTATTTACTGTTACAGAACCACCATCTACAAAAGCAAAATAAATTGAATCATTATAAAATCCAAATTGTATATTTTTATTTTGATTATTACTGTCTGATATAGTTTTGAAAATACCAAATTCAGAACTACTACCAAGTTTTGATCTTTTACACCAAGCTGAAACAGTAAATTTTTTATCATTAGTTACTGTTGTTGATGCTTTACTCATAAATGCACTATCACCACTATTAAATCTAGTAGAGTTAGCTACATCAAACCCTGTATCTTTTATGGAGTTAGTACCAAGTATCAATGGCGCTGTCATTAACTCTCCAATATTGGTAGTTCGCCTAATGGTCTTGTCATTACAGGATTTTCTTCTGTGCCTGTATTAACATATGTGTGTAAAGTTTCTAAAGCTGGGGTATCTAATGCGTTTGTAATTGCAGTTTCCATTTCTGCTTGTTTAGTTCTAACTGCATCTCTGTGAGTAGATATTGCACTAGGGATTGCTGTAGATTTTTCCGTGTTTCTAGTTATATACCAATCAGTTTTAGCAAGTTCATTAGCAACTGTTATTTTTAAATCTTTAATTAATTTTGTTTTAAGACCAGGTGTAGTATATTCAACCTCATTAATTGTTTGTGTTACATCTGCGTGTGGTTTAGCTGTTGCAGTTCCCCACGATCTTGTTACTTGACTGTCTGCAAATGCGTAAGATTCACTAGTGTTGACGTACCATTGTTCATCTTTTTTGTTAGATGAATCAGTTATTACTTCATAAATTCCAATAGCTTCTAGTTCAGATTTACTCCATAAAGAAAATATTTTAGCTGGATATCTTACATCTCCAATTACTAAAGATTGAGGATTGTTAATTAATTTTGTTATATTGTTATCTTCTACTAATGCGTACATATTTTAACTTTCACTTAAATTTAATGTTCTACCTACTTCTTGCCATACAGCGCCATTGTATCTAAACACAAGAATATCTGTTTTACCGTCTGATGAAGTAAATGTTGGTGCAGTTGATGCTGCAAATTCAAATACTGTATTAAAAGCTATTGTGTGCGAACCATTGTAATTAATTTCTAAACAGATAAATGAACCTTCAATATTGTTAGTTGGTGCAGAGAATGTAGTGTTCTCTGTTGTTAGATGAAAAGCGTTTGGTTTAGCTTGAGCGTCCCATGCAACTGCATTAGATGATGATGTTAGTGCTTGTTGAGGGATATATGCTATGTCGTTAAATTTAATTGCACCTGTTCCGTTTGTTGAAACATTTATATCTCCATTAGCTCCATCTGTTAATGTAATATTTCCAGAATCTGTTCCTGAGTTTGTATCTAAGACAAGATCATGCGCACCACTTGTTGTTAAAGTTGCTGCTGCTGCTCCTGTTCCAATTCTAACTTCTCCAGAACCTTTTGGTTTAAGATGTAAATCAACATTAGTTTCTCCACTTGCACCAAGAATAGGTGGATTACCTGTTGCCGCATTTGTAACTTCTAATTCATTAACTGCTGAAGCAGTTGTTTGAAATATAATTTGTTCAAGACCATTTTCATCTCCAATAAAATGAGCATCGTCTATTAAAATATTGTGTGAGTTAGTATCTAAATTTCCACCGAGTTGTGGAGAAGTGTCATTAACTAATTCTGTTGTAACTGATGAGTCTATAAAATCTACTGTGTTTGCAGAAGTATTAATATTAAATAAAGTTATGGAGTCTGACCCATCGTAATATTTAACAGTATGTGTTCCAGCCGAACTAGAATCTACCCACATACTCCCAGCCGCTAAACTTGATGGTGCTGAAGTCGCTAAATTAGTCGTGTTAATTGCACCTAATATATTATTAAGTTCAGTACGAAACGCACTAAACCCTTGATTTGCTAAACTGTAATCTGAAACTGAACTCATATTTATTTACCTATACTCCTATTTTTACATTATTACAATTAAGATTTCAAACCATATCCTTTGGCTACATAGTCAAAAGTTCTATTTTGAGCAGAAGCAGAACTATTGTAAAATGTTATTGTAAATCCTGTTTTTGTTTTGCTCGTAATTGCATAGTAATCTCCTGTCGCCATATTTTGAGCCGCAATACCAATCGCTGGAGAGCCATAAAAAGCATTTGTATAAGTTATTGCTTTTGCTCCAGCACCACTAACAACATCTTCTTCACTTTCTAATCTTTTTTCCATTACTAATTTAATTTGCATTTTAGTAACTTCAGGTCTTGCTTTATTATCTCCACTTGATAATTTCAACCTAAATTTAAAATATCTTCCTTTAATAGTAGATTGTTGAGATATGTCTTGATAAGTAGTTATAGCACCTAAAGAACTTGTGCTTGACCCTACTTGTAAAAACGCATCGCATTGAGAGCCAGAACTACCATCAAAAGGTGCTGCTGCGTCATCAAATAAAGAAGCACCTCTACCACTATCAAATAAATCGTATAAGTCATTTGCTATCATATCAACAGT